AGCTGCTGCCGCCGGGGCACGTGGCCGTGAAGTCGGAAAAGATGATCGGACTGCAAGATATCTACATCGAGAGGTTGGAGCTGCAGTCGTCCGGGTTCAGCCCTCGGCGCGGACTGCCCTGGAGCGAACCCGACATTCAAAAGGTTTTCGCCATGAAAGCCAAGGGCAAGAGCCACAAAACCATCGGCGAGCACTTCAGTCGCAGCAAGGAGGCGGTTGACAAGATCGTCAAAAAGCACAAGAATCGATTCGACGCTCCCGATGAGCGGCAACCCGATCTCTTCAACTAACCCCGCCCCACACAAAAGCCCCTCTCCGGAGGGGCTTTTGACTGTCAGATGCTATCAGACCATAAAGCCAACCCCGCGAAATATCGCTATTCTCTCTCTTGACCTGAGGGCCTCTGAGCCCCGACCTCCTAGCCCCCGGAGCTGACCACTTCGGGGGCACCCTTCGATTCACTACACGCTTAACTTTGAGGCCCGCAATGGGAGACTTGACCACGCATTTCAGCCGCCGCGAATTCGCCTGCCATTGTGGCTGCGGCAAGGACGACGTTGCCCCCGAGTTGGTGTTTTTTCTTGAGATGCTCCGCGACCGCCTGGGCCGAGCCCTGAACATCACCTCCGGCGTGCGCTGCGCCCTGCACAACACCAAGGTCGGCGGTGGGGTAAACAGCGCCCACCTGCGAGGGCTGGCCGCCGACATCGCCTGCGCCAACGGGTTACAACGCCACGAGCTGGTAAGCCTGGCGTTGCACTCCGGCATCAACCGGATCGGCATCGGCCCGAAGTTTGTTCACCTCGACCTGGACAAGAGCCTGGCTCAAGAGGTGATGTGGCTCTACTAACAACGAAGGAGACGCCATGAAATTCTTTTTCATCGACAAATTGCTCAAGTTCCTCGGTCGCAAGCTCGACGGCTACAAGACCAAAATCGCCGGGATCGGGTGGCTGCTGCTCGGCCTGGTGGTCGTGATCAACGCTATGTTCCCGGATTCCGGGCTTGCCAAGGTCGACGGGCTGGAAGAGGCACTGACCTACTTCTCGACCGGTATGACAGCGCTGGGACTGGGCGGCAAGGGGCAGAAGATTCTTACCGCCATCAAAGAATGAAGGATTTCTCTTTTAAAAAAACCTGGCGCGTCGACTGGGACATGATTCTCGCCCGGAAGATCCGCCGCATTCTTAAGGAGCCGACCATGTTCGAAAGACTCAAGCTCATCACCTCTTCCGTCTGGAGTTTCATCGCCCCCTTCGTCCGCATCTTCCTCAGTGCCGTCGGGCCAGCCCTGGCCGCAGCGGCAACCAAAGCGGTCACCGCCGCCGCGCAATACTACGCGGGCGACAACGGCAAGACCAAGCGCGACGCGGCGTACGACATGATCGTCTCCGACCTCAGGCGCCAGGGAGTGGAAATCGGCAAGCAGGTGACCACAAGCATGGTCAACGCCGCCATCGAGGCCGCGGTGCAAAACCTCAAGGCGCAGCAGGCAAAGTAATGGACGATGGGGATCGCGCCAAGGATATTGTCGACCGGCTGGTGGACGACGCGCTGGAGCGCCGTCGGCGCCGGGCGGCGGAAGCGAAGGATGTCGCGCAAATTGCATGCACCGTCTGCAGCGAAGAGATCCCCGAGCGGCGACGCCAGGCCGTGCCCGGCTGCACCCGCTGCGTGAACTGTCAAGAACTTCTTGAAAACTGGAGGTAGCGAGTGCTCGAAGGGATTTCCATTTCATTCATCGCTCTGATCGTCAGTACCCTGGGCCTGCCCGGCATGGCTGTGGTCTTCTGGTATGTCGACCAGCGCCGCACCGATCGCATCATCGGCGAGCATAAGAAGGAGCTGGCTGAGGTGCTGGATCGCTACCGCGAGGACGTGCAACAGATCGCCCGCTTTTATGAGGACAACGTGCTGCTGGTTAAGGGGTATGAGCGGCTGGCCGGCGACCTGACCAGCATCATCACCCTCTCCACCCGCACCCTGGAGGGGCTGGTGCAGAAGATCAACAACAACCACTGGTGTCCCATCGCCAGGGAAAGGTCCGGAAAGCAATGAGCCTCAACCTCGAACGCGCCGCCATGCGGGGCCAGCTCGCCGAAGCCGCCGATCAGCGCCGCCGGCTGCGCCTTAAAGCCGACGGGCTGTGCGACTCTATTCGCGCCGGGCTCAACACCGCCCTGGTCGACGTGGAGGAAATCAACACCGCCCTGGTCGCCCAGCAGATGGACGAGCTGGTGATGACCATGGGTGAGCTGGCCGGGCTGCAGGGGAAGATCTCCCGGCTGGAGAGGGAGCTGCGCTGATGGCCGAGAAGGGAGCCCGGGCGAGACTGGAGCCGATCGCGGCGCGCATGTACGCCGAGGGGCAGACGCTCGACGCGATCGCCGACGCCCTGGGAGTTTCCCGCCAGTCGCTCTCCGACTGGAAGAGCCGCACTCGCCGCTTAGGCGAGGAGCTGGACGAATGGGACCGCTCCCGGGAGCAGAAGCAGAGCATCGGCCGCCGGCTCAAGAACCTGCTGGAGCGGGAACTGGAATTTGCCGAGAAGCCGGAGAACGTGGGGAAGCTCCCCCCGCAGACCCTGGACGGCATCAGCAAGCTCGGCGCCCTGGTGAAGAGCTTCGAAACAGCCGAACGCGAGGCGGTGCTGAAATCGACGGCGCAGCGCGCGGCCCTCTTCCTGGACTTCGTGCGGGATCTCATCGAGTACGGCGGCCGCAACGATCCGGATCTGGTCCGGGCGGTGGAAGACAATTTTGACGACCTGATCCAGTGGGGACGAGAGAAGTATCAATCCCGTGAAATGTGAAAAGTGAAAGGTGAAAAGTAAACCCATGCCCCTCTCCTCCACCAAAAACCGCCAGTTCGCCCGTGAGGTCGAAGCCATCCGCCAGATGATCCAGGCGGCGGCGCGGCCGTTCCCGGAGGACAAGCGCGCGCAGCGCGAGCGCAAGCGGCGGTCGGAGGAAGACATCGCCTTCTTCGGACAAACCTACTTCCCCCACTACTTCAACCGCCCCTCCTCGGCTCTGCACAAGTACTTCGCCGAGCGCTACCCGGCGATGATCGAGCGGGCGATCGCCACCGGCGAGGGGGACAAGGAAGCCGACGCCGCCCCGCGCGGCAACGCCAAGAGCACCTGGACCACTTTTCTGCTGCCGATCTGGTGCGCGGTCTACCGCAAGCGCCGCTACCCGCTGATCGTCTCCGAGACCCGGGGGCAGGCTGAGGCGTTTCTCTCCTTTATCAAGCTGGAACTGGAGACCAACGAGCGGCTCAAGCAGGATTTTCCCGAGCTCGCCGGCGAGGGGCCGGTGTGGCGCGCAGACCAGATCATCACCCGCAACGGCGTGAAGATCCAGGCGGCCGGCGCCGGGCAGAAGCTGCGCGGCCTGCGCCACGGCAGCTACCGCCCCGACCTGGTGATCGGCGACGACCTGGAGAACGACGAGAGCGTCGAGAGCGCCGAGCAGCGCCGCAAGCTGGAAAACTGGTTTTTCAAGGCGCTGATGAAGATCGGCCAGCCGGACACGGTCTATATCGTCGTCGGCACCGTGCTGCACCACGAATCGCTCCTGCAGCGCCTGCTGGAGAAGCCGGGCTGGAAAGGGAAGAAGTTCAAGGCCGTCCTCCAGTGGGCGAGCAACCGCCGCCTGTGGGACGAATGGGAACGGATTTTTTCCGACCTCTCCGTCGGCAAGGAAGAAGCCGAGGCCCTGGCGGACGCTTTCTTCGAGCAGCATAAGACCGAGATGCTCGCGGGCACGCTGGTTTTGTGGCCGGAGATGGAGCCCTACTACTATTTGATGAAGATGCGGGTCAGCGACGGCCCGGCGTACTTCGACAGCGAGAAGCAGAACGAGCCGCTCAACCCCGAGGACCAGGTGTTTCTCGAGGAGTGGATCCAGTACTGGGACGACGACGAAATCGACCTGGAGGACATCCCGCACGCCGGCGCCTGCGATCCCTCTCTGGGCAAGCGCAACAAGCGCGCGGACCCTTCGGCGATTCTCGGCGGCCGCATGAAGAACCGCATCCTCTACCTGACGATCGCCGACATCGAGAAGCGCCCGCCCGACCGGATTATGACCGACATCCTGACCTACCACGAGCGGGATCCCTTCGCCAAGTTCCGGATGGAGACGGTGCAGTTCCAGGAATTCTTCGCCCGGCAGTTCGAGCAACTGGCCCACGATGAGGGTCTGACGATCAACATCGACGATCACAAACCGACAACCGACAAGGATTTGCGCATCATCCGCCTGCAGCCGTGGATCAAGAACGGCTGGATCAAGTTCCGCCGCGAGATGCGGGAGCTGGTGCGCCAGCTCATCTACTACCGCCCGTCAAACCGCGGCGGGCACGACGACGGGCCGGACGGCCTGGAGATGCTGCTGGGGCTGTGCGAGGCGGGGCTGCACGGCGCGGCCGTGGCGCCGCCCCGGGAAGAGAAGCAGGACCGTTATCACGCCGGACGCCCCCAGGGGCTCATGGGCCGCATGTTCGGCCGAGGGAGACGATAGATGGGCATCAAGCGCTTTTTCGCTGAAAAGATGTTGGGATCAGAAGTCGATCGGCTGGTGTCCGAGCGACTGCCGGCGGCGGTCTCCGATCAGATCAACATGATCGGCTGGCGCAAGCTGACCGGCGCCCCGACCCGCGAATTGCCGATGATGGACCAGGCCCGGGCGCTGGAGGTGGCGTACTGGCTGTGGAAGACCAACCCGATGGCCAAGTGGATCATCGAGGTCACCACCGCCTTCGTCGCCGCCAAGGGGCTGCCCTTTACCTGCGTGAACGACGACGTGAAAGGGGTGCTGACCGACTTCTGGGAAGACCCGGTCAACCGCATGGACATCCACTGGGAAAATTTCGTGCGCGAGCTCGGCATCTACGGCGAGCAGTGCTGGCCGGCGTTCGTCGCCGAACAGACCGGCCGGGTGCGCCTGGGGTACGTCGATCCGGCCTACGTCCAGGAGGTTTTTCCCGACCCGCACAACGTCAAGATCAAGGTCGGCCTGACGGTCGGCAGCCATGACGGCAGCTGCGTGCCGCGCCGCCTCCGGGTGGTGCTCGACGACGAAAACGAGGCGTTCCTCTCCCGCGAGGGTCAGGTGTTGCGCGAGAGTTTCAGCGACGGGGAGTGCTTCTTTTTTACCGTCAACGCCCTGACTAACGAGATGCGCGGCACCTCGGACCTGTACACCGTGGCCGACCATCTCGACGCCTACGAGCAGTTCATTTTCGATTCCGCCGAGAAGTACGCCCAGTTCAACGCGTTCTTCTACGACATCAAGGTCGAGGGGGCCGACGAGAAGAAATTGCAGGAGGAGCGCGAAAAATACCAGCCGCCGAAAACCGGCGAAGCGTTTATCCACAACGAGAAGGTGACAGCCGAGGCTGTCGCCCCGGATCTCAAGTCGTCCGACTCGGACAAGGCCGCCCGGCTGCACCGCAATCACATCCTGGGGGCGGTGGGCATCCCCGAGCACTGGTACGGCGGCGGCGGCGACGTCAACCGCGCCACCGCGACCGAGATGGACACCCCGGCGCGCAAGATCATCGAGAGCCGCCAGGAGAAGGTCAAGAACATGCTCGAGATGATGTTCGACTTCGCCATCTCCCGGGCCGAGGCTGCCCGGTACCTGTCCGGCGTGCCGGAAGACGAGCTCTACAGCTACGAGGTGCAGACGCCGGAGATCTCGGATAAGGACGTCGCCAAGCTCTCCACCATGCTGACACAGACCGCCTCCGCCCTGACCGCCGCCGAGACCAACGGCTGGATCAGCAAGGAAGAGGCGGCCAAGGCCTTCGCGTTCTTTTTGGCCTTCGTCGGCTATGAATACGATCCGGAGGCGACGGAGATCGTGCCGGAGTATGCGGACTACACGGGCAAGAAGGGCAAGAAGGGCGAGGACGGAAGACAGAAAACGAAGGACGGCGAGTAACCCATGCCCACAGTAACCGAAGAAATACAGCGCCTGCTGAGGGCGAAGGATCAAAAGGTCCTTGACGGCGTCGCAGCCGTGAAGGGGCTGTTGATCGAGGTGCAGAAACAGATCCTCGAGGAGCTACGCTCCGTCTCGGGGGAGAGCTACGCCGCCTATCACCTCAAACAGAACCTGGCTTCGATCGAGCGGCACCTGCAAAACTTCGAAGCGGCCGCCGGTCGCGAATTGACGAACCTGCTCGACGGCGCCTGGGACGCCGGCGGCGATCTGCCGCTTTCGGCGGCGCGGGCGGGCGGGCTAATTTCGAGCTCGTTCGGCTACGTTCCGACCAGCGTCCTGCAGAGCGTTAAAGATTTCGCCGTGTACAAGATTCGCGGACTCAGCGCCGCCGCCTTCGACCGCATTCGCGGCGAGTTGACCCTGGGCATTCTGGGGCAGAAGACGCCGCACCAGGTCACCCAGGCGATCGCCGGCACCCTGGAGAGCCCGGGCGTGTTCCGGAGCATCGAGGAGCGCGCCGGGGTGATCGCTCAAACGGAGATGGGGCGGGCCTTTTCCCAGGCCACCCAACTGGGGATGGAACAGGCAGCTGCCAGCGTGGAAGGGCTCAAGAAGCAGTGGTGGCATGCCGGCCACCCCAAACGGCCGCGGCGCAATCATCTGGCGCTGCACGGCCAGATTCAGCCGGTAGACAAGCCCTTCCTGCTCGGCTCGCTGTCGATCCGCTTCCCCCGCGACCCCCAGGCGCCGGCCTCCGAGGTTATCCGCTGCGGCTGCGAGCACGTGCCCTGGCACGAGAGCTGGGGCAAGGACAACAAGCTGCCCATCTTCAACGAGCGCGGCGAGGAGATCGCCCGTCGGGGACCGAGGACGGGGTTTGAGGAGGACCTGACGGGCAAATTCAAGCTCGGGCAGGTGAAGCCGAAAAAATGACGCCCCGGCAATTGACGTGTGAGGGGCGACCGCACCCTGTAGAGGGGGCGTTGGTGGCAAAATCGTTGACAGGCCTGTTATAAACCGAATTTCGCGCCCTGACAGCCATTTGCGGCGGGGGTTAGGACAGAAGTATTACGCAACATCCAATCAAAGGAGCAGAGAGATGGCAAAACCTATCGACAAAAAGTATTTGGCTGGCCTCACCTTTCGGACCTCGAAGGAGAAAAAGGTTAAAGGTGAAAATGGAACCAAGGTTCAGCACGTCCCGGAAGAGAGGGATCTCACCCCTGAGGACGTGCTCGACTGGAAGGATACCGGCACTGCCGTGGTGATCGTGACCGCCGACGGGTGCAAATACACGGTTGAGAAGCCGGCCAAGGGTTGAGGGCCGAACAAGCAGGAGGACTCCCGATGAACAAGAAGAGCGAAGACATCTCCATGCAAGCCGCCGCGAAGCTGCTCGCCGCCGCCGGCGATCCGGCCGACGACGATTACGGCTTTAAGTGGCGCGTCCAGGTGGTGGAATACGGCATGGGCAAGGACGGCCGGATCAACTGGCCGAAAGAGCCGCTGGTGGCCGCCATCGCTCTTTACGACGGCGCCAAGGTCTTTGCTCTGGCCGACAGCCAGCACAAGGCGTCGAGCAAGCCTTTCGGCAAGAGCGTCCGGGAGGTGGTCGGCTGGCTTAAGGACCCCGTCGACACCGGTCTTGGTATCGAGGCGGACCTCTACATCCTCAAGAGCGCCAAGTGGCTGCGCGACGGCCTGGTCGACAGCCACGAGCGGGGCTGCCCGACGCTGTTTGGCCTCTCGCACGACGTAAGCGCCAAAGCCGTGACCAAGATGGCCGCGGGGAAAAAATACAAGGAGCCGGTCAAGATCACTGCGGTCGAGGTCGACGTGGTGTATGACCCCACCAATAACGGAAAGTTCATTCGCATGGCCGCGGCTGCCGCGGGCCAGGAAGGAGACACGGAAATGTTTGAAAAACTTTTGGCCGCGCTGAAAGCGAACCGGCCGGATCTGTACAAGCAGATCACCGAAGGAATGGAAGCCGGCACGCTGACCGAGGAGCAGTCCATGCAGATGGTGGCAGCCGCCACCGTCCAGAAATCCGGCGGCGACTCCAACGACGAGAAGCTCGTGGCCGCGATGGTCGAGGGAATGAAAAAAATCCTCACTGTCGATGACGGCGCCGAAAAGGGCCTCAAGGAGATGCGGATTATGGCCGCCTCCATGACTCTCGATCGCGAGCTCTCCGCCAGCAAGCTCCCCGAGAAGTTTCAGGCCTCGCTGCGCGGCCGCTACGAAAACAAGGAGTTCGAGGTCGAGGAGTTGCGGGGCGCCATCAAGGAGCAAAAAGAGCTGATCGACGATCTGACCGGCTCGGGCGGCGTGCACCACTCCGGCGACATCCGCATCGTGCGCGGCAGCGCCGAGAAGCTGCAGGCGGCGGTCGATCGCATGTTCGGCGTGACGGTCGATGACAAGTTCAACGATGTGGCCCCTTTCCGCAGCCTGCGTGCCGCCTACGTCGAGATGACCGGCGACACCGAGGTGCGCGGTTACCTGGAGCCCGCCCAGCTGCAAAGGCTGCAGGCGGCCTACGGCTCGACCACCTTCTCTTATGTGCTCGGCAAC